ATTTCAGACTTTACTATCAATCTATCACCTACTGATAAAATACTTTGGTCTTGACCTACCAGTCTAAACCAGTATAAAGTAGGGTCGTTTTGGTCCTCTGTAAATACTGTTATGTATATTGTTTCATAAGTTGTTGCAGAAGGTTTTATTGCAAATTTGTATCTGGTAGCCCATTTGGGTGGAGGACTATCTACCGAAACTCTTAATCTATTTATAAGACCTGCCCCAAGAGTATTTATATGAACAGTGTCGTCTTCACAAGTTATTACTGTTGACGACCTTCCATTTTCGTCCATGTATATAATCCCTAAGCTATAATCTCTATTACTGTGTAAGCTTAGTCTGTTTGGTGAAGTGTCTAAAACACCGGTCATTCCTGTTATTATATATTGAAAATATTCATAGTATTGACTAACAGTACCGGTGGAAGGGTCGGTTGCTTCGTATTTAACTCCTGGTACTTTTAAATCAAATGTATCTCCACTAACAGTAAGCTCAAACCCTTGACTTGCAGTTGAACTTGTAATACCTGTTAAAGAATGGGTTGTTTGTATAAACGGTCCTGCTCCTGAAACCACCCCTGCATTAGTTGGTCCTGGCGCTATAATAGCAGTATTAAACAAATCAGTTAATGTGTTACCATTGTTAGAGTTTGATATTGGTTGAAAATTTGTTACTCCTACCGCATCAGAAAACTCTGCGCTTAACAACATTGTGTTTATAGAGTTGTAATCTCTGGTTGTTCTAAATTCAAATGAAATATTTAAAGGAGAATTACCGTTTGAGGATTTATATTCATCAGTAGCAGGAAAACCAACTAATGTGCCTGGAACTGAATTGGTGCTTGTTGTTCGTAAAGATATTTCCCAAGTAAAAGTTGTACCTGTAGGTATAGTTGCTGAACCACCAAAGATAGTATTACCCGCAATTGTTATGTTTGGAAAAAATTGTACTTTACCAAGAGTTGTTTGAAAAGGAGTTCCTGCTTGTATGTCCCATGTCTGTGTTGTGGTTACACGAGCAGGTTGTTGTAGTTCAGTAAATCTATCGTTTATTTGTATAACTTCAGGTGTATAAAAAGGAACAACAGGTAAATCGTCAAACCCAATCATATCATAACCATCAACATAGTTTCCGTAAAAGACTCTATTACCCATTATGGTCTGTGCTTGAGCGGTTTTAGGAACATTGTCAAATGTTCTTAACAACTCATCTTGTCCAAGCAATGTATATATTTTCTTTTTACTAAAATTTATTGATCTTTCTGTATTATCTCCCCAACCCTCATTTATCTTATCATATCTTTCAATAATGTATATAGTGTTTTGACCTGATTCTTTATATAACAAATCAACACCAATAACATTTGAGCCTCCTGTGCTAAATGTAACCTCTACAGTGTTAAATGCGTTTTCCATACCTGTGTTTTCCAAAGTATCATAGTCTAAAGCCCAATCACTTGGTTCAAATGCAGGCGTTGTAAATAAAGATGTAGCGCTATACTCATTATCTTTGTATTTATATCGGTAAGCAAAACATAAAAATTTATCTAAAATATAATTTTCTTCGTCAGTAGGAGTGTTTAGTAATTTAAGTGTAGGTGCTGCTAATGAAAATTCTGTTTGTGGAGGTAAAACTAAATTGTTTACATACTCAGAAAAACCCGGTGGCTTTACTATAACAGATATATCTTCTTCAGTAATACCATCCACACCTGAAGTAGGATACGGGTAGTCTCTGTTTATATTTATTACTCTTGGTGGATTAAAATTATCAGTAAAAAATAAAAGGTCACTTACTAAATTTACTCCTGTTATTAATTTATTTAGATTAAAGTTTAATACTGTTTCTGATATTACCAAATATTTAACAGCATTTGTTGTTGTACTAAAAGAAACTATCATATCTACTCCTGTTGCTTTATCACACACAAACCAATACATAGTTTGGTTTATACCGTCAGCATAAGCGCCTATACATTTGGCAAAAGGAGAAAGAGGTATTTGGTTGTATAATAAGGTAGAGACTTGAGTGTTACCCTTTGAGTTTTCAACAGCACCAATTTCTGTAGTTTCAGTAGAACCAAGTCTTACGTTTTGAGCATCTATATATTGTCCAGGAGGTAATAAGCGTTCATCAACGCTTTTATTCATTTTACCTGCTATAAAATTAGTATTAATATCCATATTACTTTATCCATTTGTCCTGACCCCTCAAGTTCATCAACAACCTTCCTGGATGAATATTACTTAATCTTAATTTTGCATTTCTTAATAAAGACGACTTGTCTTTTCTTGCTCTGGATACTATATATTCTTGAACACCTAACTTGCTGTTTAATAACGCAAATCTTATATATGCATATAGATATTCTTCAAACATTTTGTTTACGCTAATTTTAGAATCATCGCCTTTTTCCATGCCATCTGAAACATATTCTAATACAACAGATTTTCCTGCCATAGTTGAATTGAAATATATAGCACCTGTGCTTTTGTTTATAGTAAATGTTGGATTGATATTTGCTGTTTCTGTGTTTAAACCAAATCTGTCTCCCATTTGTCTTTCAAAGTACCAGCAACCATCTATACAGTGACCTAATTGATTATGAAAAGGACCGCCTCCTAAATATAATTTTTGCATACCACCCTCTTGTCTTGATAAATCTACTTGAGAGTTTGCAGGTTTTAAAACATTACCCTCAACATCAAACAAAATTTTAGCGTTGTTATCTTGTAAGTACGCCTCACTCCACATGGTTTGTATGTTTTCTGTTAAAGGATATAAAACCCCTGCCTCATACAATGATATTCTTACATAATTAATGTAGTCTGGAGGCAAAACAAATCTGATTTGTGAATCTACTGTTAGCTGCAATATTTTAATTTCTTTCATTGCATCATAGTTAAGTTCCTGTATACCTCTTTTAGCATGAAATATAACCTGATATCTTTCTATATTATTAAGTATTTCGTTGTTACCCTGATACATAAGCATAAAATTATTTACTATATCTTCTAAAGATACATACTGATATGAACCCCAGTTTTTATCTACTGGTGAATTACCGTTGTTTTCGTAATATAAATAATCTGTAATATATGCCATTTGTTATACTTGTATTTGGTTATCTTGGACCTCTTCGTTTTGACCGAATTGATATACTTCTGCTTCTCTTATTTCAATACCAACGTATTGACATATCTTAGCTATTAAACCAGGCTCGTCTGACAGAGGTAATTCAAAGTCTTGATAAGTAGTGGAAGACTGGTCAAATACAGGCTCTCCATTAGTTAAAGATAAAAAAGTCCATTGAGGTGCTTTTGGATATCTTATATACTGAGCTTTTATGTCTCCATTGTTTTGAATAGATGTAGGATAAACACTAACAGTATTTCCACTTAAAACATATGCGGGAAATTGAGTTGTAGGTGATCCTAAAGTTGAGCTTGTTAAAAAAAATATTTTTTTCTGTGTAACCCTTTCTACTTCTGTTATGTTATTAGCGTCATAGATAGAATAATTTTCTCCTGAAGCTAAGTTCTGAAATATATCTGCGCTTAAATTTATTGTTGTTGCATTAGCAACACTCTGAACAAACGCCTGTTTTAGCGTGTCTGTATTAACCACTATACTTTGTAATGCTGGATATTGAGGCGTAACAGCACCATTTGAAAATGGTGGGTTAGCGGTATTATCAACTAATTCATTTACAGCAGTAGCAGTTGTTGTTCCTGATGTTAATAGTGTAGGGTAGTAATAAAGTTTGTTTACTAAATAGTAATCTGATGGCAAAGACCAGGTGTTTGCTGTACCTCCTGTTAAAAACACTTCTTCAGAAAATGAATCAATAACCTCTTCTAATCCTTTTACTATATCTGCATAACCAGTTCCCGACTGTCTTATGTTTTCTCTATTTATGTATTGATTATATTGATAAAAATAATCCTCAAACATATCCATCTGCGCTTGTTGTGCATACAGATTGAAATCTTGCGGAGATAAGTACCCGTAATTATTTTTATTAATAATTGCTAATACTGTATTCCTTACGTTATTAATCATAGCCATAGAAAATACATTTTAAATATTTACAAATATAGGAAAAAAAAAGAGGTCACTTTTTTTTGTGACCTCTCTTAAATAGTTATATTAATACTAAGGTATAGATACGTCAAGTATTAAAACCGGCTCTTCATTTACAGCTGTCAAAGTAAAAGTAGCATCACCACCTCCACCAGTTACTGTAATTACATCGCCAACCGCATATCCAGTTCCTCCGTTTAATGCATCAATAGAAGTGATTGCTCCAGCTGCTGCTGTAAAATCAACTGTCAAATTAATACCAGAGCCTGAATTTGTTGTAGCAACTCCTGTATTTGTAGTATATCCAGAACCTCCAACTAAACTACCAATAGCTCCTATGTTAGGTACTCCTGAGTTAGAAGGTGTCCATCCTGTATATTTTACTAAAGGCCACGCTTGAATTAAAGATTCAGTAATAGACTCTTGAAATCCATCTCTGATGTCTTCATTTCCTGAAGGCTGAGCAACATGAAGAATCTTAAGAAGCACTCCTGTTGGTCCACAGTATTGAACATTTACTTCACTATTAATAGGGTCTGCTGCTGCATTTTCAACTATCACTACACCAGATGTAGATATTAATTGTTTACTTGATGCAGTTGCTGAATATATAGTAAAGGCTTTTGAGTTTCCAACACCAGTTCCTAAAGTTGCTCCTATAGGCGTTAAAGACAAAACGTCATTACTGTCTAATGCAGCTACTAAATACATTCTATCATCAGTTGTATCGTGTAAGATGTCTCCTACAGCTACTCCT